ACGATATAATGAATTTATAATAGTTGAAACAGCAACACCAACAACTGCACAAATATCATTAACAGTAGGCGATTACGAATATACGATATACGAACAAGTAGGCAATAGTAATACTAATCCAACTGGATTAAATGTAGTGGAGGTGGGTTATGCAACTTGTTTTGATTTAACAAAAATTACATTTAAAGAATATCAAGGTGGAGCAATAACTAACAAGGTTTACAATGGCTAAAAAATTAGAAGTATATAATGACATAATTACTATTAAGATGGACGTTAACCAACTTCCTACTTATAAAATAGATACAGCTGGAGAATTTGTTAAGTGGGGTAAGGACAATAACTTCCCAAAAGAATTATTAAATTCTTACAACAATCATCCTGAGCATGCTGCTATTTTAAAAGGTAAAGCACGTTATCTTAGCGGACTGAAAATAGTACCAAGTCAAGATTTACCACAAGTTCAACAATTTTTAGCCAAGGCAAATAGATTTGATAGTTGGTATGAATTAAGAAAAAAGTGTGATTCCGATAAAGCAATTTATGGAGGTTTCGCATGTCAAGTAACTACAAATTTAATAGGGCAACCTATTGAGTTTTACCATTTAGATATGGGCAAAATAAGACTAAGTGCAGATAATTGCGGAGTTTGGTATTCAGAAGATTGGACTGCTAAAAGTTACCATTTAAAGAAAACTTACTTTCCATTTTACAAGGATGGGTTTATAGGTGCTTCAATTTACTATTCTAAGGACTTCACACCGTCTTTAAATGAATTAGATGGACTTTACCCTTCACCCGATTATTCAAGTGTTCTATTAGACATTAATACCGATATTGAAATCAGTAACTTTTTTCATAGCTTAGTAAAGAATGGATTTAGTGCTGGTCATATTATAACTTTCTTTAGTGGTAAATTAACACCTGAAGTTAAAGAAGATATCAAAGAACGTTTTCAAGAAAAACATCAAGGTACACAAAATGCTGGCAAGGTAGTTTTAAGTTTTACTAATCCCGATGGCAAAGGTGCTGAGGTTGTAAATGTAACACCTACAGGATTAGCAGACCAATACGAAGCTTTAAATAAACGTAACCAACAAAAGATAATAACAGGACATAACGTTCCGGGAGTGTTGTTTAAAATTAAAACTGAGGGTACTTTAGGAGATCGTAACGAATTAGATTTAGCACATGAATTATTTATTAATGAATATGCTAAGATTGAACAAGTAGCTTTTAATAAGTTTATTGATAAAATGTTTAAACTAAAAACTGGTTTAGATATTACATTTGAAGTAGAACAAGTTCAGCCGATTGGCAAAGAATTGCCATTAGAAAATCAAAATGTTATCAATGCTTTAAATGCACGTGATCCTAATATCGTAACTAATTATATAATTGAAAAATACGGGTTAAAGATTGAAGCTGCAGAAATTGGTTTACCAACTGCAACTGTAATACAAGAAGAAATACAAGTAAACGAACACCTTAAAAACTTAACAGGCAGACAAAGACAAAATTTATTTAATATAGCTAACAAGTTAAAGAAAGGTGATTATACAGCGGACCAGGCATTAATAATGATTAAGACAGGGTTTGGATTAAGTGATGCGGATGCTTTAACATTCTTAGGAATAGCACAAGATGAAATGAATAATGAGGTTGTAAAAGTTCAACAATCTAATGAACGTGCAAATCTTTTTTTAGAATGGGTGCGAAAAAATAAGATACCAATTAATGCAGAAGATGAAATCATCGATGTTGAATATGTAAACTTTAAAGATTCAACTGAGGTATTAAAATTTGAGTTATCGAAACAAAAATTATATACAGCTAATAGATTTGCTTTGTCAATTACTGATTTAAGAAATGGAATATTAAACCAATTAAAAGGTAATCCATTTGCTAAACCTGAAGAACTTGCTAAGTCGTTAAATGTCGATAAAGATAAAGTTACAACTGTATTAGAATGGTTAGCTGCTAAAAAATTAATTGATACTTTAGGAGGTATATTTACACCAACTGAAAAAGGATTAGATAAAGATACTGAGGGTTACGATACCGAAATTTATACAGTTTATAGATATGTTGAAAGACCCGATGCTCCAGCATTAAAAACTGAAAGCAGACAATGGTGTATTGATATGGTTAATGAAACCGAATTATACGCTTTAACTTATGAACAAATTGAACAAAGAAATAATTCGGAAGGCGAAGATGCATGGAATTATCGTGGAGGTTTTTATACAAATCCTAATACAGGAGAAACAACTCCTTGGTGCAGACATATTTGGGTAGGTGAAACAAAAGTAAAACGTAATAAAAAATAAGATGAGTACACTTTGGATAGGTCAAGATTATTTAATTAGACATTCGGTTATTGATGACAATACTGAGTACGATAAGATTACACCAGTTATTGAATTGGTACAGGATAAATACATACTTCCACTTTTGGGAACTAGTTTATATAATACGATTGAAACTCACATCTTAGCTTATATAAATTCAGCTACTACAATACCTGCAGCTTACAAAACATTAATTGATAACTACATTTTAAAAATGATGGTCCATTATATTATGTATGAAAGCTCACCAACGTTTAAATTCCGATATGCTAACAAAGGCATAATGACAAATAGCAGTGATAACGGGCAACCGATACCAACTAATGACATGGAATACTTAATGAATATTTGGAAAACTAATGGTGAGATGTACGGAGATAGAATGATAAAATATTTAAACTATAATAATTCTACTTATCCAACTTATAATAATAATACAGGTGCGGATATATTCCCTGAACGAAATGCTTATGATGTTGATATTTATTTAGGCACTAGAATTTTAGGTAAAAAAGATTATAGTAATATACAAGATAACCGAGATAATCCTATATGGCAATAAGAAAAAAAACAAAGATTGAAATTAAAAAGTACATTAAAAAAAATAAGAAATTAATAGATGTTTACCTTAAACAAATTAATATCAACCATAGCAACGTACTCGACTGCGCACAAGCAAGTTAAGAGTTGGTACTTTGGTGACCCTTGGGATCAATTAAATGGCGGTCAGTCAATTAAATATCCTATGCTTTTTGGTACTTTACAACCTAATAGAGTTGAAGGTACAAGTGATATTACTGTTATAAGATTTTACATTTGTGATAAAAGCAAGAAAGGATTAAGAAATCAACTTGAAGTCTTATCGGATTGTAAGCAAATAGCTTTAGATACTTTAATTTATTTTAAACAATTTGATTTCTCAGAACTTATTGATGTAAATTCAAATGCAACTTTAACTGATTTTGTAGATGCTTTTAATGACGAAGTAGCTGGTTGGTATTTTGATGTAGAGTTTAAATCAATCTTTGAATGGGATGCTTGCTCTTTACCAATAACAGGTTCGCCTTCAGTTATTAATCCGGATGATGTAAGAATAATTGACCAAGATGGGAATGTTATTGCGGTGGTGCCTTGCGGTTCTTATTATACGATTGAAGTTTTACAACAACTAATACAAACATTAACTGATCCAGCTCCTGTAACAATAATACAAACTTTAACATAATGGCAGTAGTAGAATTAAGATACGATCCAAAAAATTCAGCATGGTTTTCAGCCAATGCAACTATGGTTTTAAAAGCTGGTGAGCCAGCGTATTTAAGTACAACTGGTCAATTCAAGTTAGGTGATGGTACTACTCAATTAAGTGCTTTATCTTTTTTGCCAGCTGGAAGCGGAATAACATTAACAACAACGGGGACAAGTGGAGCATCTACTTTAGTAAGTAATGTTTTAAATATTCCTATATATAGTGGTGGCGGTGGCGGTACTAATTTCAATGTATTAATTGATGGCGGTACTTTTGCAGCAGCAACTTCATATACTTTAATAGATGGCGGTAACTTTATTTAATAATATATAAAATGGCAATAAGAATTAGACGTGGCACGAATGCCGATAGAATAACGGTTGTATTAGAAAGTGGCGAGGTCGCTTATACAACTGATACTAAAATGTTTTATATCGGAGACGGTACTACTTTAGGAGGTACTTTAATCGGGCCAAGTGCAGCGGGTGCTGTTTCTTGGGGTGCTATAACAGGAACGTTAGCAAGTCAAACCGATTTGAATACAGCATTAGGTACTAAAGTAACTGGCAATACAGCTATAACTGGAGCAACTAAAACTAAAATCACTTATGATTCAAAAGGTTTAGTAACTGTAGGTGCGGATGCAACAACAGCTGATATAGCAGCAAGTACAAATAAAAATTATGTTACCGATGCAGAACAAACAGTTATCGGAAATACAAGCGGTACTAATACCGGTAATCAAACATTAGCAAATACTTCAGATTCAAGTTCGCATACAGCAACTTTATCAGCAACTGGTGGAAGTATAAAATTAGTTGAAGGAAGTAATATAACTTTAACAACTACAGGCACTACAGCAGATGGAATAATTACTATTGCTTCAACAGGTGGCGGTGGTACGGTTACAAGTGTAGCTGCTTTAACTTTAGGAACTAGTGGAACTGATTTAAGTTCATCGGTAGCAAATGGAACAACAACTCCAGTAATAACTTTAAACGTTCCCGATGCAAGTGCAACAGCTAGGGGTGTGATTTCAACAAGTCCACAAACTATAGCTGGAGATAAAACTTTTACAGGAACGACTTCGGGAATAACAAAATCAATGGTTGGATTAAACAATGTTGATAATACTTCCGATATAAACAAACCAGTTTCAACAGCAACTCAAACAGCGTTAAATTTAAAACAAGATACTTTAGTTTCGGGAACGAATATTAAAACTATTAATTCAACAACTTTATTAGGTAGCGGTAACATAACTACAGGAACGGTTACAAGTGTAGGCGTATCAATGCCAAGTGCTTTTAGCGTTGCTAGTAGTCCGATAACAACAAGTGGCACAATAGCAATAACAGGAGCTGGTGTGGTTTCTCAATATGTTAGAGGTGATGGTTC